AATTGACCACTAGACTATCGGGCGCACCAAAGGAAGAGTTCCAATGGTTCGCTTCTAAGAAACGATCCACCACATCCTGAATCTGAGCGATCCAGCCCTTGATCGCCTCAGAGTCTGTGTCTGACAGTTCCTTCGAGCTGACCTGGTAACTAAAGCCCTTGCCAATTACATAGTTTGTCAGATTGCGGAGCAGCCCCTTAACGTGCGCATTCGTCACGCATACTACGCGCGATTTCTGCCGCAGCTCGGCCAGCTCCGATGAGGTCTGCCAGAAGGGATAGTTGCGGCCCCTGGCCCGATCACTGAAAGAAGCGACAGGAACCCAGAATCCGTCCTCAGATTGGCGACGCAAGGACGACCACAGCTCGTAGCTGTTGTCGTCGATCAGGCTCTCCAAGACCTTCTTCTCGTGTTCTAAGCGTGCAATCTCCAGCTGAGCACGCAACGTGCGCTGCCGTTCCTTCAGAGCCTTCAGGTCCGTACCGTTCTGGAGCTGTGCTATCTAGCCACCTTTAGGCGCGCAATACGATAGAGTTCAAGCCTGGCGTATGGGCCTTATTCCATAACTCTACACTAAGCCGCCTCGCCATTTCCAGGGCATCTGGCCCGTCGTCGTAGGCGCCCGTGGGAAACTGCCGTAACTGGTCCACGAGCAAACGAGTTCCTGGCGTAGCGCGGAAGCGAATTTTCCCCTGCGACAAAGCTGGGCCAAGGCGGCGGATTCTCAATACCTTGGGGTCGTGATTCTGGATCAAGCAGAGAGGCAATTCGCACTGCTGCCGTTGTGCTTCCGTCTCGAATGGGATACGCAACAAGAGCTGAAACTGGTTAGCCTCAACGGCAAAGCCGTGCGGCTTGAATTGCTTCACCTGATCGACGACGGCTTCGACCATGCCCTCGCTTAATGGTGTGCCGCTAGGGCTTCGCGCGGCCACAATTGGCCGCCGTGCCAGATCAGCTTCGACATACTCCACACCATCTCTGGTGCGCCCATGAAGCACCAGGGCCTGCCAGTCAGAAACTCTCGCGTCGCTCCCCTTGGACGGGTCCAAAGCAGCAGTACGCACAACCAATTGATCGAGAGGCGGCCATTCGTCGAACCAGAAGCCAGGCCGAGTAAACACGCTATCTGGCCACTCTGTCGAGCCAGGAGTTCTTGGCCGCTGCTGGTACTGACTGTCCCAGTCGTAGGAGTTTAGCGCCTTTGTCTTGGCCAGTTCTTCTAGTGGGTAGCGCTCTGGCCAGAGAGCCTCACCAATTCGTCGCGGGTCTTCCGGGCAACTGTCTTCCTCTCGGATCGCAGCCAATCGAAGAACAGTCCACTGGTCACTTTGGCCGTCCTCACTCGCCGCTAGCAGCTTACCGGTCAAATCCTCCTGGTGCCAACGAGTCGAGATCACCAGAATCCGGCTGCCGGGAGATCGCCGCGTGTAAAAGTCTCCCGTATACCACGACCAGATCGACTCTCGAACTGTCGCACTATCTGCCTCTTCCCTGGACTTGATCGGGTCGTCAATAATGCCGACATCGAATCCATGTCCTACAATCGCTCCGCCAACACCAGCCGAACGATAGACGCCTGAATGCCCAACAATCTCGAACAGGTCACTATTGCGAGCTTCAACTGTTCCTCGTGTTCGCTTGTGATCCGACAGAGTCGTAGCCGGAAAGAGTCGCTTGTAAGGGGCAGAGTCAAGGATTCTCTGGACCTTGCGATTGAGCGTGCTTGCCAGGCTGGCCGTATGACTGCACGCCAGAATCTTGAGGTTCGGATTCTGGCCGAGAAGAAATGCTGGCAGTCTGCAACTTGCTAACTCGCTTTTTCCGTGTCGTGGCGGGAGGTTGATGATCAGCCTGGTGATCTCACCTTTAACCAGTCGATCAAGGTAAGAACAAAGCAATTTGTGGTGCCAGCCGGGCACATAGTCGGCCATTGTATAGAGCGTGAAGTCAAGCAGGTTACGGCGCGCTGCTCTGCGCCGCAGTAGCTCTGCCGCTGCTCTCGGCTGGCCAATCCCCACTGGCAATTCTAGCAAGCTCATCGTCCGACAAGTCCTCTGCTGAAATCGCGGCCTTACCCTGTTCGCTCTGAATCAGGCCGTAGCGTTCCCTTGTGCGCAGCCAAAGTCTCAAGGAATCGTTCGAGCTGGAAATAGCCCGCTTGCAAACCTCAGATTCCAAGACCTCGATAACCGATTCGTACACCTTATCCAGAGCACGCGCAAACTCCGAGTCTTCCGCCTTGTGCCGATAAACAGCTGCCCTCTGGATTCCGACCATATGGCACGCGGTCGTTAGATTACCAGTCTGGCGAAAAAGCTGCAAAAACCGCGCTGCCCAGTCAACAGGCTGTTTGTGTTTCGACTCTGTGTCCATCCTATCACCTCTCAGACTTTGCGATGAGGCGTGATCACTTCACAGGTGCCGTCGGGCAGTGGTCGCAGTTCGTAATCGCCGAAAATATGCGGCGCCTCCTGTTGCATCCGGCGGAGGACTTGCACGGCGAGCTTGCGGATTTCCACTTCAGCAAATCGGCTGGCCCGAAGCTCAATAAAGTGCCGCAAGGCCCGCGCGTTAGCCGTCATGAAGACCTTGGTTTCCGTGGCGTTGGGCAAGACACTACGAGCCGCCTGGCGGGCCAGCTTCCGGCGCTGCGTACTATCTGGCTCGTCCTTGAAAGCCTCTTGCAACCTCTCGACCAGCTGGACATAAGCACGATGACTGTGGGCTACCGCGTCTAGCCATATCTGGTGCAATTCGGGATTGGCCGCGATGCAGTCGGGCTCGACGTACTCAGCTACTGATTCATCGACGTAACGTTGGCTAAGCTGGGAGAATCCGAAGCCGGCCCGGTGCCGAACGAGTTCATGCGTCAGGGAACGACTGACACCAGTAATGACAAGGTTCCATACGGCGTGTTCAAGAACGGAACCGTGGCCCGCTTCCAAGATATGGTGCAAGTACGCTTGATTGCCACCTGGACGAGGGCGAGCAAATGACATGTAGCACAATCTACCAGCTGTCTCGACTAGGCATTCGGCAGCCACCTCCGTATCGGTTTGCCAAGTGATGCCGTGGTCGGCCAGGAAGCGATCCTGCTCGGCCAAGTCTACGAGCTGCCGACCGATGACGTAAACCGTTGGCTCGCGGATGATGCGAATATCACACGGGCTCATGCAAAACAGCCCTTGAAAGTGGCGTTGGCGGATGGTAGTATGTTGAAACGCACACTTCCCCTATCTCTCGTGGCGCGAGCGGGCGGCTTTTCGGCGGGTCGCCCGCTCTTTTTGTCGGCCACTGGAGCACGCCCCCTACTTCTCGCCGCCCAAGCGTCGAGGACCAATGTCGACCAGATCGAGCGGCAACCTATCAGACTCGGCCCGCTCTTCTGTCTCCATTGCTGCAAGCAGATTCCAGGCCGCCGCCACGAGGTGGTCCTCGTCATCACGACCCGCCAGGTAGGCGAACAGATGCCGTAGGGCCGAATCCAAAAAGCGGCTGAGCGGAATTCCTCGTTCCCAGTTCCGGTCGCCGTACTTGGCAGCGCCTTTCTCAAAATGCCTGGCAAGGCGGATCACGGCCAGGGCGGGAAGCAGGTCGAATCGCCCCTTGCCTGCTTGCCGATCTCGCACAGCCCCGGTTGCGAATTGCTGGCGCTCGCCCGAGTCGTGCAGCGTGTAATCGTGCATCCCAATCTTCTCCTCCATTGACTCCGAATTAGCCACTAATTGGCCGCTAATTGGCAACGAATCGGCAGTGAATCGGTAGTTCAGCCGCCCCACCACGCTACACGTTGACGAAAGACTTTGTCCAGCTCATCCGCGAAACTCTCGGGAGAAATCAGGCTCGCCAGTGACGGCTTAGGCATGCCCTTTGAGCAAATTCGACTCAGCCAGCAGAGCATCTCCTCCGGTCGGAAAGCCGATATTGGCCCAGAGGTCTTGTCCTCCAATAGCTGCATGGCGTGTTGAAGTCGCTGAAAGCCGGGTAATCGTTGCCACGCGGCAAATGCTGGAATCCCCAGCCTCTCGCAGAAGAGCTGCCAGCCCGCTAGCTTAGCCTTCAAGATGAATCCACAAGCCAGGTAGAGGTCAAACATCCGGGCCGAGTCTATGTCGCACCAGCGATCGAAGGCTTCATGATGCCTGGCCGCCTCCTCCAGTAGCTCAAGGAAGACAATCTCGGCCAGCTCGTCGAACGCATACGCCCACGGCAAGTAGTCGGGCACCTTCAGGGTGAGGGACTGGCCGGCGTGGCACAATCGACTCTGTTCTGTCTCGTCTCCGCGCGCATTGGCAGCGAGAATCAGGCGGAATCGCTCTGCAGGTGTTAGGCGAGCGTAGTGTCTCGCTAGCACGTTCGCGTTCACGGTTGCTGGCCCTTTCGATCGAGCAGCACAGCTTGAAGCGCCTCTAGGCGTTTGTCGAGCACGTCCACGCCAATGGCGCGTAAGAGAGCTTCGGCGAGCGTGGCGATCAGGCGCGATTTCTCTCCGGCGGGCAGTTCGGTCTGATCGAGTTGCTGAAGCCGAGTCGCCAGCAAAGCGACGACATCGGCGGTGCCCATAGGCGCAGCATCCCGAGGCT